TTCCAAAAAGAATAACCGATCATCTAATTACAACATTTGTTATAATTAACGTGACCTAATTGAACCCCAACTCATCTCCCATACTTAATGACGACTTCGCCATTAAGTATTTGTCGGGGCCTCTAAGTGTTGTGAACATTGAATCGTTCATCCAACCTTAGTTGTAAGGTCTAAAACATATTAAACAAAAAGAACGGTGGTAGACAACCAGGTAGTATAAGGGACTAGAAAGTTCTCTTCAGAATACCATGAAAGGGTAAAGTATGCAAATGACGTTTTGAGATTGATTCAAGCACTATTGTATTCCACTGACCCACTCCGAAGAAGGGGCAGTTGGCGTCGTTTCAACTTATAATATCACAGGTTTGTTTAATATGTTCACTTTACTTGTCAAGCAAATGGTACCTAATATTTATAATAAAATATAAAAGACGTACTCAACCTATTAAGATAAAACATTATTGAAAACTGAGAATAAATATAATCGATACGAAAGAATCCTAGATATAAAATGTTCAATTTCTATCTAGAATCCATTCATTCAATTAGAAAGGCACTTCAACTCACAAATATTGCGCGCTGATTACCTTTCCCTCCACTGAATAAGTATAAGTCTGTCTTATAACACCAAGAAAATCTTACATCTAATGCAAAGTTACCTGAAGACCTTCTCGAGTCTATAGATGTATTTTGCTTCTCATCACGATGGAATTGATTAACAATTCCAATTGATCAGTTACAGGTCTCACTTAGAGAATCTGCGTGTTCTGAATATCCTTGTTCTAAGTGAGGTTAATCGACCGCAATTAAAGAAATTGTTAATGCTGAGGATTAACCACTCAGTCAGTCACCAATGGTGTAAAGGGCCCTCTCCAAACTTAAATTTCCTAAGACTACTGAGGCGGCTTAACGCATGTCCGTCGAGTTTAATGTTAATGTATTACTCAAGTGTGTTAACCGCTGTATTTGATCACCAGAGGCAAAGGTCGTTCAACTTTATGAGCGGTGAAACAAATACCGAATTGTAACTAAGTCACCTGCGGCTCTCATACAAGTATGTTAAGCAATTCGAAGACCTGTCTTCAATTACCTCAAGAAATAAGATTGTTTGTCCGATGTATTGAAGTGAGACATTGATCGTGCAATTACAACTTTCATCCCTAAATGAACCTCCACTAAGGGAAGGTTCCTTGTCTCAACTGATCTTTCACAAGCTACTGATCGTTTCCCTCACGATATGGTAAAGAGACTATGGCAATGACTTTGCGATGCTTGTGGTGTGCCAGAGGAATTTACACGAGTCGTTTTACTATCCATGGGACCATAAAGGATCCTCTATAACACATCTTCCATGACTGATGTCGATGTAAAACATGCTTTCAGGTACTATAACCTACTATACAAATTTGAGAAGCAACTTCGTGGTTTCTTAGGAATGCGTGTTACATACGAAGTCTTAGTAAATCATTACTACTCCTCTATTTGAAATGCACTTAACATGAATAGTGATGAATACTTTGACTATCCGGAATTGATCAATCGAATAATCCAACTCTCAATTAGGAATCGATCTGGTATGAATCAGTTCTACTGCGAAGTCGTCGGTGGTAATGACATCCTCACACAATTGGACCTAACTACATTTACAAGCTGTTGAATTCTAATGTGACTTCCATTAACATGGGTCACTCTCTGTCTTATACATATCTGGTGGGTTGAGGAGGCGTAAAAAGCAGATAATGAGTTTATCTACTACAGAATTTGCGGAGACGACTTAATCTGATACTTCACGGAGAAGCAAATGAACAGATATCATTAACTCATTGAGTTGTGTAACTGAAAAGTGTCAAAATGAAAACACTTTATCTCCTCAGATAAGGGAATCTTCACGGAAAAGATCTTTCAAATAAAAGAAAAAGATAATAAAGTCACTTGAATCAGTATTTATGATGTCTTCTCTATTAAGTGACTTGTATGAAAAGAGGCCATGTAAAGGGATCCTGTAACATCTTTTGAAAAGGTACCTTGGTGGTACTGAATCGGGCCTGCATATGAATCTGCCACAAACGGGAGATCAGAAGAATTAAGATACGAAGTCTCACGTTTTATATACAGTGCTTATCCTTGACTTCGTAATTGGGCGAGATCACACTGATTCATATGTCCCTATATACCGCGAGCACTTTGATGACTTTGACTACCACCCATCAAGAAAAGAGAGGAGCTCATATGTAGTCTGTCTAAAAAGTTAAGACAAGCCATATACTCCCTGGTATATAGACCGTGAAAATTCTATGATGTTAGAACATTCTTGGAGTCACCGTGGAAACTTCAAGATTCAGCAGAAGAGCGTAGGATGGCCATCTCGATAGAATGAGATAATTTTGTATCCGAGTATTTGACATGAAACAAATCCGAATATAAAAAGATAAAGAAGTATATACATCAAGGACTGCATCATAATAAGTATAACCTGTCCCTTATGGAAAAGGAATTCGATGCAGTATTGCCCTTTGCCACATTATAAGAGGTCTAAGAGCTTGTAGAATTAAGGGCGCTGATGCGTTATAACCATCAAGAACTTGAGGTTATCGCCAGAGAACTCCCAAAGGAGCAGTACGATAAAAATGTACCTATGACGCACAGTACATTATGGTCGGTTGAGAATTTCTCACAATCTAGGAGAGGTCCACCATAATGATTTGTCAGTACTTGACTCTGAATTAAAGATTTTGTTGAAAAACAGATTAACTAATTGGTAAACCAACTCTAACTTGGGTCCGAGTTCAGAAAGAGACCATTTTTACCTATGAAACCCCATGATATTGCACATAAAGTACTTAACATATATGGTTCACGGGATATAAGGAAGGTCCTAAAGAACCTTTGAACTCCATCTGATCCTGTTTATGTACTTGATTACCCATTCCGGATAAATCCCAAGAAGAGCCTGGTCACACTTGCTGATGTCTACAGAAAACAGTTCAGTGATGTTATAGTTTATGAAAAGAGATACGTCTGAGAAAAGGATCACAAACCTTACATGTACAAGAATATAGAAACACTTGCACCATGGTACTAATGGTTTAGAATGTAAGCAAAAGACCAAAGGGACTAATTAAGAGAGAATTATTGGACTGTCACCCAATTATGGAGGGTGAGGAAAACCAGTTTATCTCCTACCGAGATCTATGAGACTATGATGAAATAAATTTCAGAAATTGATGATTACCTTCGTATGGCTGAATGCTGGTGGTTCAACTATTCAATTGCCTTAAAAGTAGAGGATAATATTGACGATTACCAGACTAAGTATTAAGGTTTCGTATTCCCTATAAAGATAGAGAAGGAGGTACCTTGGAACCACCAAAGTACTACCCAGTACTTTACTTATACATATTCACGTACCACGAAAACGTCATCTTAAATTACGTCTTCTGTAAATTGCCTACGTGCATATGAGTAATATTTACAATAAGCTACGAAAAAAATAAAAAATATAGAAGAACATATAAATCTGCTTGACGTGCAAATCGGCCTAACTCAAAGATGGTATGAAAATTTAGTTGCATATGCCTCAGAATCAATTGGTAAAGTGTATGACCCTGAGTATACTCCATATACAGACCTGATGTACACAATTATGATACATAGATTGGATTAAAACTTGCAGCGTATCACTGCTTTG